ACATTACTAAAGAAAGCCATCTTCTTCTTGAGTAACTAGATATCTATGATGCAGCCTTAAGTGTAGAAACAATTTTTGGTCACAAACAAGTGTGAGAGATGATTTGCCATGACTCCGGACCTTCTAATTGTATGTTACAGGTACTTTGACATTTGATGAAATGAGTAACATGTACTAGGATTTGATCAAGTACAACCTGCCCATGCCAAACAATTTTGTATAATTGTAAGAATGCTTGATGTTTTTATTTATCATAATAGATATAGTTTTTTCTCAAGTAAACTTGAGAAAGTTAGGGGATAGGTGTTCTGTATTAATTCAGTAAAATGTCTAAATCCTAATTCACTTGGATCTTTACCATCTAAATCTACTAAATATACTTCTTTGCCTTCATTTATTAATTGTTCACAAAATTGTAATGCTTCTCTTAATGCGTCTCTATCTAAAGCTACGTAAATTTTCTTAACAGATGATGCTACTAGCTTTAACATCAACGTAGACTGTATATTCTTGCCTAATAACGGTATAACATTTCGTTTAATAGCAATGGCGTCAAACATTCCTTCGCACAGTATAATCGGTGTATTCCAGTTTATAAACAGTTCGAATGGTATAACGTTACGTGACACATCTGGGTTCTTATATTTAAGGCTTGATGTTTTATCAAAATTACGAGCAGTAAAATAATTTAATTTACCTGTAGCATCATATGATGGTAAAATAATCATTTTATTAAATTTACCACCCTCACAATAACCTATATTATATTTTAATATATCGTCTTCTGTTATACCTCGTTTTTTAATATAATTTAAAGCATGTTTACCTATGATATTACTATCAGATATATTAACTAATGGTTTAAATTCTTGAGGTAATTTTAAAATAGTTGTAGTTTGTACTATTTTTTCGCCTGATGTGTATTTAACTAATGGTCTTAGTTCTGCTAACTTATCAGGGTCAGCATGTATTGCTTTAAATAGATTAATTAATGATTTACCTTTTTTATTACAACTCCAACAATGCCATGGATTTTCACTTTTATCTGATTCAGTGAAATTGATTTCTAACTTAGGTTTATGGTGATTACAGAAAGGACAATGATATGCGTAGTTGCCTTTTGATGTAGATTTACTAATGCCTAAAACCGAATTTACTAAATTTACAAGTAGTTGATTTACCATACCTTGTACTATAACAAAAAAAGCTTGGTTTCCCAAGCTTAACTTAATATAATTTTATATTTTAAAATTCTCCATGCTGTAATGTAAACAATACTTCTTTTAATTGTTTAGCAAATTCTTCTTGTATTTTTTGATATTCATCGTCTTTAGGATTTTCAAATACTTCTATTTCATATAAATCAACATATTGTTCAAAAGCTGGCATGAATTCTTGTTTAAGTTTAAACAAGGTGCTGTCAACTGATTCTGGCTCTTCTTTAATTATACCAGCTAATTGTTGCATTCTTATAATGTCTTTCATTTTAATAATTTTATTATAAATACCTGTAAAACTAATTAAGATGTAAAGTCCTTAGTAAAGAACTTACCTAATATATTATCATTATAGAATGATTCTGGTTGTTCTAGTACTTTATAGGTAAATAGTGCTTGTGTTTCGTAATAAGTTAGTAATTTTTTATTAGAAGCTAATTTAATTATAGTACGAGTAAACAAATCTTGTTTACCGTCTTTAATTAATTGCATTACTTCTTTATTAGAACCGTAATACGTTTCCCAATCTGATTCTTTGGTTACTATTTTGGTGGTTGGTTTACGACCAACACCAGTTAGTTCGGCTACTTCTTTTTTACCTAATTTTACTTTTTTATTATGGTATAATACTTTTTTACCTATATAAGATTTATTAGTATTAGTATTTTTAACTATATAAATAAATCCAAATGTGTCTTTAGGAAAATCATTGAGATTAGTGATGGGCTTACTATTGTAAACCCAAGTTGGTAATGTTAACATTATCTGTCTAAATTAATTAATATTGTTGTATCTGTAGTAGGTGATACAGGTAAGGGTTGGGATAGTTTTCCTACTGCTAATAAGTTTTGATTTTCATCATATAAACCTACTGTTGTTACATAAGGTGAAAAATAAGAACCTGTTACATTATCTGTTAAATATTGTCCTGGAGTAAAGAAAATACCCATTGAACTTGATATTGATGTGCTACCTGAAGATAAACTTGGATTTTGAGAAAAATTAAATTCATTTTCTCTAATAGTACATTTATATTGTGTTTCATATATTTTATATGAACTAGAGAATGAACAAGTTATATTAGATGCTGTTATATAATTAAGTATAGAATCATTATCACCTGCCGCCCCACCATAAATAGCAGCACCATAAGTTACAAATCCATAACCAGCAGCTTGTTCAGAAACTATTGTAATTAAACCATGATAATAAAATATATTTCCTACAATAGCATTTGTTTCATCTAATATATTACCTTCACCATCATCTCTTAAACTACCACTAGGAGCAGTAAATGTAAATGAATTTGGTTGAATATAATCTCCAAATAAACGAGATGGGATAGATATAACACCAATAATATCTTCAGACGCTGTAGGAAAATATTTTGGATATGATAAAGTAGTTTGTAAGTAGTTAAAATAATTAGGTGTTTGAGTAAGACCTATATATCTATCTCCAGCAGTGTCTGCTCCAGGAATTAAACTAGCTGTGGTTACATTATCACCATAACTTGAACTTAAGTAATTTGAGTAATATAATTCTTGAATTGAATTATATACTAAACTTTGATATTGAGTTGATATTTGTCCTGTTGTAGGAGCAGAAGCAAGATTAAAAGCTCCTGTTATATTAGTTCCTAAAAATCGGTCAATGCCAACACCAGAAGCTGTCATAGCTGCTGCGCCCACGAAGCTGAATGCTTTATTCACTTCGAAGGGAGTTACTACGATATCAGATGCTAAAAATTGTTTGTAAGCGCCCATTCATTAGAAATCTAATTTTACTCTAATAAGAGCTTCTTTTGTAAAGTCTTTTAATAATGGTCTAGATAATTTTGCTACCGCTAATAATTCGTTAGTGTCATTATATAAACCGATAGTTGTGATGTAAGTTTGTGGGTTGTTAACAAATGAAGGATATAATACTTCACCTGTTGAGCCTGAAATAAATGATGGATTTTCTGAGTAATTAAATTCTGCACTTCTAGGTCTTACAAATATAAAATCTGAAGTAATTGTTTCTTGAGAATTAATTGTGAATGTAGCGGCTGATGAACCACTTATAGCTCTAAATAATTTTTGATTATTACTTCCTGCAGCATTTGATACTACACTATAGTTTAATCCAATACCGCCTGAAGCTAATGAACCACTTAAAGCGAAAGGATTTAATAAAATAGTTCCAATATCTGGCAATAGCCAGCCATATGAACCTGAGTTTAAACTAAATCCATCAGTTGTTGTTGCTGCTGTAGTTACTTTAACACCAGCTGAACCAGAAATTAATTGAAATACTCTACCAGCTTCAGTAAATGTTTGAGAAGCAACATAGTTACTATTATCTGTTAATGTGATAACTCCTAAACTACCTGATAATTCTAATGTTAAAGAACCAGGGAATAATGATTGTTTATATCTTGCTCTTTCAAATGATATAGCCCAAAATTGTGAAGAAGTAAAGGCTCCAAATACAAAATTTGTATTTTCATCTCCTAATACTATATTTTGGTATTGACCATAAATAGTTGAAGTAGGTGATAACCCAGCTACCGCTGAATTATATAATGCGCTTCCACTTCCTGCTGAATTACCATAAGCTACAGCAAATTGAATTGAAGCAGTAGTTGATGTAATTGGATTAGCTTGGAAAACATTTAAATAATAATCACCACTTGAACCAGCTTCTTGAACTGATGATGTGAAAAAAGAGGATAATGTAGGTACAGCTCCAGTCCATAACGTTGCTGTTATTGAGTCTGAACTTACTACAAAATCTGATGGGTCTAATCTATTAAAAGACATATTTTATATATTAATAGACTGTTGATATACTCACATGGTACCATAGATCAGAGAATCCTTACTAAAGAGGAAGGCTCGGTACAGTTTACCTCCTTGTACCAACTATTTTAGATTAGTAGCTTTTGACATTGCAAACATTATTGCAAACATCTATTACAAAACAAGCTACCCTAATAAGGAGGTCAACTGTACTGAGCCTTCCCCTTCACTTAGTATTCCCTGATTCAAAGTGTGAACGGCTGTGTCCAAAATGACAGAAGTTTTATCCTATATGGGTTTGACCACTGAAGAATTTCCCCCTGATTCAATATTAATTAA